ATCATCAAAGGTTCACCACCTGCAAAATACATTTGTTGTATATTGGGAATTTGCTCAAATACTTCATCCCAAAATTCTGATTTTTCATACCAAGTATTGTCAAATTTGGATTGATCCCATGCTATCTGTTGCAACACGGTTTCGCTTTTTGTAATAGGAATAATTTTCTTATGATCTTGTACCCATTTTGAACTGTCGTGCGGTGTACACATAACGCATTTTAAATTACAGGTGTGTCCTAATCTAATGTCAAAGTATCGTATAGCAGTAGGAACTTCACCATCTTCTTTTGTGTCAGCAATAAGTTGTTTAAAATCTAGTCCATCTTTATCCCATTCATACATTTCCCAAATTCTTTTACTTAGAATACTATTTTTTTCTTCTTCAAAACATTTTGTGCAACTAGACGGGATCTTACCTTCAAGCATCGTTTTACGAACATCACGCATGTATACATTATTAAAGGCTTGTTGCAGTGTGTCTTTTCCAAAGTTAGCAACTTCTCCGTCCTCTTTTCTAACTAAACCAGCATCTAGTATTCCTTTGGTTGCTTGACTTGCGTTAGATCCGCAACACAGTCGTGCGTCGCCGTTTGGTCTTGTAGCCAAATGTATCCAAGGCAATACACAGAATGTAGGTGACCCTGTCTTTTCTTCTATGAGTTTAATGTATTCAGGTATTTTGTTCATTCTAATTTCTTTTTAGGTATTTTACTGTCTGCGCTACTCACACATCGTTGGGTTATGCAAGGCATTGCGTTACCAAACAAGTTAAATCCTTTATCAAGTGTGCCTAATCTAAAGTCACTGCAGCTATATCCTCGCTTTACTTCGTTGCCCCTTATTATAACACTTTGATACCCGCTATTACAAGACCAATTGGTAAATTGGTTGAAACCGAAAGCGTTAAATCTTTCGGCTTGATCAAAGTCATAGGCAACATTGTCAGAGTCATACAATCGTATTTGATATACGTTTTGTTCATTAATTTGTTGCGGAAAACCATTTTGCATTATATCAATCATTTCATTAGTATATCCATCAACAATTGCGTTAGCACTTTCATTGCTCTGTGGTTTTAATGTTACATTGATTCCTTTATCCGCAAAACGTTGACATCTTTCATATAATTGATAAAATTCATTTGGAACCATAACTTGATTAATAGTTACGTAAACGTTTTCTGCCATCAAATGTAAACACTTTTCTGTAAATTCGTTCTCATCACTAAATTCATGGTGAAAGCTAGCTGTTATTGATTTTCTTTGTAGTAATTCACCTGCAGTCGCCCATGCACTCCACCATTTTTTACTTGGACTTAAGTTTGTAGTCATGTGAATACTTTGATAAGGAGTTATTCCATCCTCTAAACACTTTATTAATTCAGTTAAGTGTTTGTAAGCAGTAGGCTCTCCGCCACTAAATGACCAATGAAAATTGGTGAAGTTATTTTCTCTTGCTTGTGTTTTAATTTGATTGATTGTATTTTTGTAAACTTCTAATGATTGATGATCTGGTATACTTGAATTTGCATAAGGCCAACAATAACTACATTTATAATTACAAAATCTACCAAGTATCCAACTTACAGAAAAAAGTGGGTACTCTAGCATTGTTTGCTGACCGAACCTAACTATTTTTTCAAACGGGACGTTCATAAAATCTGTCAATATCTTCTTGTTTCTTTCCAATTAAAAATTCTTCTGCACTACGTATAGGGGCTTTATAATTTAGTTTAAACTGTATACTTTCTTCTGGGCTTAATATATCAGTGATTAATTTATAGTTTAATAATTTACCAAGTTTGTTGCATTCTTCTACTATATTGCTGTTTACTAATCCATAATACTGATTAAAAATTTCATCAAGCTGTTCAAAGTCATTTAATACTTTTATGTCGTGTCCACGCAATAATAAGAATGCTCCTAATCTTGCACCATATATCGACCAAATGCCATTCTTAATATCACTGCCGACATGCATCCAATTATACAGCCTGTAAAGATTACGCCAATCCATTTTGTCAAAATCTTTATTGCCGCTATCTAGTAACTTCATGCCATCTCTGAATCCTGCACGAAATGCTTGTAGTGGACTATGATTTATAACAGTGTGGCTTGCAATTGCATTTAATTCAAGATATTTATCTAGCTCAAAATCAACACTATCACCAACTTCATGTGTACGCATTTCTTTCAATAGATGTACAGGCCAACATTTCACACCACCGTTACCATAACAGTTATGATTGACTAAATTTAAACTGCTCCAACTGAATACATGATTGCCCCAATCAAAATGTGGTCTAGTCCAAACATTGAATCTCCATAGACTAGGTAATACATGATTGTCACCGTCTATGATTATCACTCTATCAGTTTTGGCTAATTCAGCACAGGCTTTATGCGCAGCATCACTGCCCTTAACTCCATGTACTCTTTTTGCTTTGGGTTTTATAGATAGTAGGTGCTGATAATTTTCATCAGCGTTTGGTTCATCATAACTTAGGAAGACCACATCATACACATTTGGGTTCAACGCAAAAGTATTCATGATAGTTATTTAATGCTAATCTAATTTACCCAAACAATTTAAAAAAACTAAATAACTAGATTATAATATGCAATATTTTTATAACTTCATTCACACATAAGGAGACACAAATGAAAACAGTAGGTGATAAAATCGAGAAGTTCGCAGTAACAGGCGTCAATCCAGGCAGTGATCAGTTTTTTGACATTACTGACACAAGTTTTGAAGGTAAATGGAAAGTTATCGTTTACTACCCAAAAGATTTCACATTCGTATGTCCAACAGAAATCGTAGCATACGACAAATTAACAAACGATTTTAAAGATCGTGATGCAGTTCTATTGACAGGTTCTACAGACAATGAATTCTGCAAATTAGCATGGCAGAAAGCACACCCTGATTTAGCAAAGATTACCCACGTGCAATTTGCAGATACACAGCGTGGCGAATCAAGTTTGATCAATCAGCTTGGTATTTTCTTTGCTCCAGCAGGTGCAGCACTTCGTGCTACATTCATCGTTGACCCGAATAATGTTATTCAACATGTTACAGTTAACAACCTAAACGTTGGTCGTAGCCCAGAAGAAACATTGCGTGTATTGGACGCATTGCAAACAGGTGAACTATGTGCATGTAATCGCACAGTTGGTGGCGAGACACTATAATGATAGAGTGCCTTATCTTAGGAGATAGTATAGCAAAGGGTATAAGCCAAATACGCACTGAGTGTGTGGCTTACGTTCAAAGCGGTATCAACAGTAAAGACTGGAATGATGCGTATGTTAAAAAAGTTAAGCCAGCTAAAGCTACAATTATTAGTTTAGGCAGTAATGATTTTAAAAACTTAAACACCGAAATAGAATTAGTAGCATTAAGAAGTTTTGTTAATTCTGATCGTGTGTTTTGGATTGTTCCTGCTATCAAACCAGAGAAACAAGAAATAGTAAAAAAGATTGCCAAGCACTATGGTGATACTTTCGTTATTATTCCTGAACTATCTCCAGATAAGGTACATCCTACATACAAGGGATATAGACAACTAGGAGCATTAACAAAATGACAGCATGGGTAGACGCATTAAAAGAACAAAGTATTCCTGAGTATGCCAAGGATACAAAATTAAACATAGATGCAGTAATCAAGCGTAGCACATTACCAGTTGAAGAAGCAGAGGCAGTGGCACTTGCAGCAGCATTTGCAACAGGTAATAGCAAATTTTGGACATGGGTTCATAGTCAATTAGCTGACCGCAAAGAGGCTGACGCAGCATTAACAGCAGCAAGTATTATGGCACAAAACAACATTTGGTATCCATTTGTTGAAATGGCTGATGACGAAAATCTTAAAGGCTTGCCAGCACAATTGCGTATGAACGCAATTACAAGTCACGGTGGCACAACTAAAGCAAGATTTGAAGCATATAGTCTAGCAGCGAGTATTGTGGGCAAGTGTCATTTTTGTGTTAAAGCACATTATGAAACACTTAAAAAAGAAGGATATACAGTAGAACAGTTACGAGATATTGGGCGAATAGCAGCAGTTATAACGTCCGTATCAAGAGTATTAAGTAACTAACATAGCCCCGAAAGGGGCTTTTTTATAGGGAAAACAAATGACAGAAACACACAAAAGAACAATAGTAAGAGCAGTAATATGGAGAATTATAGCTACACTGATTACAGCAGCCTGGACAGGATTAAGTGGTGCAATAGTAATTAATATTTTTATGACAATCGCACATTACATTCACGAAAGGCTTTGGTTAAAGATTAACTGGGGTAAAATATCTGAATAAATATATCTATGAAAAACATAGGCGATATAGTAGGTTCTTATGCTATCAATTGCATAAAACCAAACGAACCAAATTTTAACGGTAGAAAACTAGTCAACGAAAAAACCTTTGAGGGCGTTTGGAAAATATTTGTATTTTATCCAAACGACTTCACTTATGTGCATCCTGCTGAGTTAGTTGGATTTCATAATATATCACAAAAATTAGCTGTTAACGGTGTGATGTTAATGATAGGATCAACGGATAAACTGTTTTCTGAAAATGCATGGAAAGCGATTAACGAACAAGCTGGAACTCCCGGCTTGTATATTTTTACCGATAACCCACAGCAGCAATATAGTTTAGCAGATAAGCTAGGACTAGAATTGTCAACAGAAAGGTTAACAAGAGTATTGTGTATTATTGATGATAAAGATACAATACAGTTTATATCTGAGGATGACCTTGATATCGTGAGTTCAGTAACACGAATGTTATCAGGCTTGAAACAGATAAGTGGGCAAATTTAAAATTGACATTTTTTGCTAGAAAAAGTATAATATTTTGCATCAGGACTAAATAAAATTACTATGACAAACTTTACTTGTATACATATGACCAAAAAGCAGCCGTCAGCAATGACATGGCTACCTGTAGGGTTTTATGCCTTAACAAGTGACCGCAATATTATTGAGGGCTCGGGGGTTAGATAAGTGTAGTTGCATAGTAGGATTATCTAAACCCTGAGAACTCAAAAAGTCTCAGGGTTTTTTGTTATATGGAGAACAACAAATGAGTTATCAAAATAATAACTTTGTCAACGACCATATATTATCAGATGAACAACTTGACAAATTGATAAGAGAAAAATTTGAAAGATTGCGAGAGCAATATGGTTATATAGAAAAGGTTGACAATAAAGACAATAACGTGTTAGAATCTTGATACGTTTAAGTGTGTAGAGAAACGAGGTCTCAATAGCGCACTATAAACATGCTATAAACGGGCGGAGCCCCTGATGAAAATGCTGGCGGTAACAGCAGAGTAAAACGGGAATGATAAAGCAAATTAATATTAGTTTGTTTTACCATACACTTTTAATAGATGAACACTTCGTTGCCCTTTGACGGCAAATGTAATGACCCCTGTTAAGAGTGTCTAAATATAATTAACTTTTAAGGAGAGAATCATGTCGGTACTAGCGTTGGACATCGGTGGAATTCCTAGACAATGGATTTCGCACGAAAATGCAATCACATATTTTGCGAAAGATATGGTTGCATGGTCGCTAGGTGAGGTTGTTGCAAAGTTTCGTGGTGGAATTCAGAATGATGGAAGTCTGAGTTACATTGAAACTCCTAGTATCATTGCAATCAAAGGACATGGCTTCGATCCTAACAAACATGGTAAAGTCGCACTAACAAACAAAACATTGTTTGGGCGTGACCGACATGTATGTGCATACTGCGGTGGACATTTTGCTAACAGTAACCATCTAAGTCGTGACCACATTCTACCTAAGAGCAGAGGTGGTGCAAATACATGGATGAATGTTGTTACTGCATGTGTACTATGTAATAACAAAAAAGACAGTAAGACACTTAAAGAAGCAAAAATGGAACTGCTTTATGTGCCTTATGAACCTAATCACTTTGAAAGTATGATTTTGCAAAATAGAAACATTCTTGCAGATCAAATGGAATATCTGATTAGTGGTGTGCCAAAGCATAGCAGGATCCTACAGTCTTAGGTTGACATTAATTCAGAGTTGAGATATACTATTAATTGAAAATCTGGCCGTAGTTAAATGGATATAACACTAGCCTTCTAAGCTTGTATTCCAAGTTCGATTCTTGGCGGCTGGACCAGTTTTACAATTTGGGGGATTGATGTAATGGGAGCCTGGGACCTTTGCAAGGTCTTCGTGAGAGTTCGATTCTCTCATCCTCCACCAAACAATTCGGAGTGTAGCACAGCCTGGTAGTGCGCTTGCTTTGGGAGCAAGAGGTCCAAGGTTCGAATCCTTGTACTCCGACCAAACAACAACTTGACATTAAATCCAAAACGAGATACAATGTCTGAATCGTAGTAGTTTCTTTAACAATTTAAGTTTTATGCACCCATCGTCTAGTGGCCTAGGACCCCGCCCTTTCACGGCGGTAACAGGGATTCGAATTCCCTTGGGTGTACCATATTGAAACACATTACGGCCGAGGTCTAGAGATAACTTCATACTACGCCGTTACAGGATACAGAAGCAGACCTAAACCTGTTGTATAGTGTGTTTCAATATGGTAGAGAGTCAATATTGAATATGGGTACTAAGAATATCCGTTCTCGAAAGGTGCAAATCCTGGTTAAGCAGAGTGCCGAGTAACAAAAACATAGACTCACCATATTGAAGCATTTTGTAGGAAGCTCCCATTGAAAGTGCTAGCATACGCGGTGGGGCTGTGCAACAGAGTGCTTCAATATGGTATAACTAACTGTGATACAAGCACAACATGCTTGGTAGATTATATCATACTTGCCCACTTAGCTCATTCGGTTAGAGCATCGTCTTGATAAGGCGGGGGTGCTTGGTTCGATTCCAAGAGTGGGCACCATATTGAAACACATTTCGATGCTGTTCCGCGGCAGCGACCAAAAAGAGAGAAGTGTGTTTCAATATGGTTGACATTAAATCAGTTTAGTGTTATACTAGTGGCAAATAAAGATTGCAGCAGTAAAGAGCAGAGCCTGATACACATAGGGAAGCCCATTCTATAAGATGGTACCTCAGGATGAAGGGATTAAGTTCCTGTGAAAACTGTGTAAGATTCCGGTAACTACTTTCCTTAAAGTAGCGTTTGGTAATACGATAAAGTCCAGGTGGCTATGGCACCTATAGCGAAACATAGACTCTGCATTACGATGTGGTGTCTCCGGTGTTTCAGACAACATAGCAGCGTGGACACTACGTGGCAAAGGTCCTTTAGTGTTCGGACAGGGTAACAACTCCAGCTTAGGGGCGACCGTGGAAAGCGTGGCCTAAGCATATTAATTTTGTAGCTTGTAAGCACAGAGGCTGGCGCAAGCGTTATGTAACCGAAACAATAAACAGTAATCACGTGTAAAGCTGTTGAGTTAGGCATATAGTATAGGCTACAAAACTAATATGAGAACACTATTTTTTATTTTATTACTTGTAACACAGAATAGTTTTGCCTGTGATAAGTTTGTTATTGGGTTTAAAGGCATCAATGATGTATTTGATAACCGCGCCTTCAATCAATATGCAAAGAAACAAAATTCATGTGCAGTAACTTATAGGTGGAATCAAGCACACTTAGCAGTAAAATTTATTAACAGAAATAATAAACAATATCAATTGTATGGCTTTAGTAAAGGTGCAGAAAGCATTAGACAAGTTTTACCTAATGTAAAGCGAAAGCCTACTTTAGTCATTACAATTGGTGCATATCATACTGCACAGGTTAATTATAGTGTGCATGGTGTTAGAACAATGAATTATTTTGATGATTCAGGTAAGCGTAATATTGCACCTGGTGTACACATTAAACATGTAAGTCATCAAGCAATACAGAGTTATGTAAACAAACATTATTTAGGTGTAAAATAGATTTGGCTTGTTAGTTCAGTTGGTTAGAATGCCGCCCTGTCACGGCGGAGGTCAGGGGTTCAAGTCCCCTACAAGTCGCCAAGGACGTTCCGTTGTCAACGGATACTCTGACCCGGAGGATGAGAAGTGCCTTGACAAGCACGGGTGGTACACTTTAAACCGAAAGTGCGCTGGCAATGCGAGAACGGACCCTGTCGGGGAGCGGGTGGAGGGTATGTGATAGTTGTGTGTAGTGTAAAGATCGCTTGCATAACTTGATGTACTATAATTACCGCCGAGGGTCGCAGAGCATCAATGGGGTGGAAGCATCAATGGTGATGCAGTGGACTGTAAATCCGCCGTCTTCGGGCACGACTGGTTCGATCCCAGTACACCCCACCAATTACTTTTTAAGGAGAGTCCTTATGGACAGTGACAAGAGTGACAAGATGACGCGGGTATAGCTCAGTCGGTAGAGCAGTAGACTTTTAATCTATTGGTCGTGGGTTCGAATCCCTCTGCCCGTACCATATAAAAACACATTCGAATATAAAAATAATGGCGCCCGGGGCTATGGAGGGTTTCACGACAATCCAGGAATGTGTTTCTATATGGTGAGTTTCATGATTTTCATTAGTGTCTGTTCATGGTGTTGCGTATGTTCAGAACCAAAATAGCATGATATTATATCTTAAATACATGTGCAGTACATGTATTATAACTTAAGGAGAATAACATGTGGACAACACCAAGTGCAACTGATATGCGTTTTGGATTTGAAATCACCATGTACATTGCAAATCGCTAATCGCTGATTTACAATTTACATGTAGCATGAAAGGGTAGCAATGCTACCTTTTCTTACCTCTAAGGAGTTTATTATGCCAATGTATGAAACAACAGTAAGAACGCCGCAAGGCGAAATCAAAGATCGTGTTTATGCAAATGATCCTAAAGAAGCCAAAGCATTATTTGAACAACGACATGGTCCTAGAAACGTACCATATATTCCAAAGATTATACCAAGTTAATTGGGGACTCGCCAAGTTGGTCTAAGGCACCGAACTACTAAAATTGTCATTTAGTGATAAATACATTTAGAGGTTCCATTATGAAAATATGTCCAAAATGCAGTAATGAGTTTGATTCGGGTAAGTGGGATAAAAAGTTTTGCTCTAGAAAATGTGCAAACAGCAGGTCTTTTACTAAAGAATCAAATGAAAAAAGAAGCAAAACACTTAAAGATTCCTTAAAAAGTATTCCTGATTCTAAAAAACATGAATCAATAAAAAAACGCCTAGAGTCTCTTGCCCTTACAATGAGTAAACGCATACGCCCAATGTGCGTTGATTGCGGTAAAATTATTAGTAAAGAAAACAAGCATAATAGGTGTCAAATTTGTTATTATAAAAGTGATGCATGTTCGCATGCCTTGGGTCATTATCGAAATTATGAAAGAATGACGGTCATTGACAGTTTAGGTAATTCTGTATTTTTAATGTCATCGCTGGAAATACAATACTATAATTATCTTGTGAAAAACAATGTTAGATGGAAAAAACCTAATTCAATCGTATATAAAGACAACTTAGGAAAAGAACATTGGTATAAACCTGATTTTGAACTTATAGACAGTAATGAGATTATTGAAATAAAAGGTTATTTTTGGAACAATGATAAAATAAAAATGAAATGGGTTATAGAACAAAACCCATCACTTGATATTAAAATTTTAACTAAAAAAGATTTAAAAAATATAGGCGCATAGTGTAACGGTAGCACCACAGACTTTGACTCTGTTAGTTCTTGTTCAAATCAAGATGCGTCTGCCAAATTTTGGGGCCGAATCCTAGGTCCCCAGCCAGTTATGCCGCCTTAGCTCATCTGGATAGAGTACAACGCTACGAACGTTGGGGTAGGGAGTTCGAATCTCTCAGGCGGTACCAGTATCACAGGAGAATATTATGGAACAGAAATTTAAAAAATTTATGCCTATTGGACAAGTAGCACTAATTAAAATTGACGAACTTGTAAAACGAGGCGGTACTATTATTACTGAGAAACGAGAATTTGTTGAAATTAAACGAATGCAAAGTATTGCACACATTGACCAACATGGTCGTGTAGAATGGCGTGCAGAATAACAATGGTGTTGGTAGCTCAACTGGTAGAGCCCTGGATTGTGAATCCAGTGGTTGCGGGTTCAAATCCCGTCCTTCACCCCATTATTTTAAAAGGGTAATATGAAAGGTTATCAATCTGCAATTTTTGATCCTGTCAATTTAGAACATGCTAAGAAAATTGTCTTAACTCCCGATGAAAAATTTCCAAATAGATTTGAGGAGTCAACTAATTATTTTGTTGATATTTTACAAAATGAAAACTTAGTTAATCAATATTCTACAGTGTTAGATTTTGGTGTGGGTATGGGTAGAATAAGTAAAGAACTTATTAACCGTTTTAATTGTAAAGTAGTTGGTAGTGATATAAGTTTAAATATGTTGATTTATGCTACCCAGTATGTAAATAATCCACAAAATTTTGTAACTTGTAATCGGGTAACATATTCTAATTCTTTTTATTTATGCATTGCATCTTTCGTATTACAACACGTTGAAAGGCCCATACAAGAAATTGATAATATTTTTGACGTTCTAACACCTAACGGCTATTTTGTATGCCTCAACAACAGTAAAGAAAGATTAGTTCCCGGCGATTGGAGGGAAGATAATAGTATAATATGGTTCAATGATTATTTTGATGTTTTTTCTTACTTAGATAATAGGTTTTTAAAAATTAAAGAGTATTCGTATCCTTTTTTAGAAGATCATAAAATTGTTATTTATAAAAAGCCATAATGTCTAAATACGGAGAGTGAGCTAGTGTGGTCATTCAGCAGCGGTTTGAAGAGCCGCGGAACTAGGTTCGATTCCTAGACTCTCCACCAATATTATAGGAGTAGTTATGTCAGATGAAAAAGATAAACTAACACACAGTGAGAGACTACACCAAAAAGAAGTAAAAATCAAAAGACAAATGCAACTTGCAAAGAACTATGGTTATCATAAACTTAGTTCTAGCATGAGTAAAATGCCTTTTATGCAACAACCTCATCGTCATCACAAAACAAAAATTTTTAATTGTGGTGATCCTAAATGCACTATGTGCGGTAATCCTCGCAAGTTTTTTGGTGAAGAAACCATGCAAGAAAAAAAGCACAAACAAGATAAGTTTTACAAAGACGATGGCAAGGACATTGACGAGAATTAATATTGGCAGGATAGCAAAGTGGTAATGCACTTCCTTCATACGGAAGCTATCGGGGGTTCGA